TTACGCCTGTTTGCAAAGGTCGCCACGTTAGTCGGCTTGCCACCCACGCCCTGCTTTTTAGACCGCTTGCGTGACACAGCAGACTTGATCTGCGACTTGCTCATGCGCCCTGCCTTTGCGGCTGGCACGCACTTGGGATAGCCACGCTTGCCTCGCTCTGAAGAGGTGCGGCCACACTTTTTGTAGCCGCCACCCTTCTTTGGTGCGCTGATATCAACCCAGTCTTCCTTGAACCACTTGGTCAGGCTCATGTGGGTTTCTTTCCGCTGTACTTACCGCCACGCTTCTTGTACTCGCGAACAAGCCAGCTGCTAGCGTAAGCTGACGGAAAAACATCGAACTTCCGCTTTGCTGCCGCCTTGACCGTTGCATACAGTTTCGGGTTTGTCGGCTTTGGCCCAGACGATTTTTTGCGCGGTGCCATGACCTACACCCTGCGTAGGCTTCGGCCACCCATGCGGCCACCCATTTTCTTTTTAGCCGCAACCTTCATCGGCTTCTTTTTCTTCGGACGGCCAACCTTGCTACCGTAAGTTCCTTTACCCATTGGCATTGCGTTTCTCCTTTTAACGGCGTGATTTTTTGCCAGCGCATTTCCAGCGCTTGCGCGATAGCCTTAACGGGCTATTAGGATTTTTTGCTGCTTTCGGATTTTTCTTCATCTGACCGGCTGACCTAGCGCAGTAACTGTCGCCCTTGCTGGTGCCAGGTCGCACCCGTGGGCCACCACCCTTGGCCTTGCCAGCTTGTCCATAGCTGACCCGTTTGCCAGTAGCAGTGACCTTCACCTTGGCCTTGCCCTTGGCTGGCGCAGCCCTAGCCATCAGCTACTGCCTTGATGCGGTCACTGATACGGTTGGCACGGTGGGGCGTCTGTTCTTGTGCCCAGCGGCTGTCCAAGATTTCATCTGCCAGAGACGACCAATCACCGTCATTTGCATAGGCCACAGATTTCCGAAACTTGGTCAATGTGGGCCTGCCAAGTTGGAATGCCATGTTTGCCAGGCAAAGCTGTATTTCCTCTGGCATGCCGTCAAAGTCATCAAAAATGATCCGGCAGTCTTCCAGCGTTGTCCTTATGTCGCTGTCAAACGCCTCATTGACCCGATCCTCGCTCACCTCTGTGCCGATTGGCTGGCCATACTCCGGGTCGTCAGCCGTAATCAAATGACCGATTCCGACCGTGGGGTGATTTTCAGAACACAGGTACACTTCGTATTTTTTGCCTTCGTCACTGGCAATTTGCTCACGCAAAACATCAATATTCATTTTGCAATACCCTTGGTCTTTTCAAATGTGCGTAGTCCACCAAGGCCCAGCATGCCCATTAGCACGGTCAGCAATGACGACATATCAAAGGTGGGCAACTCTGGAATGGTGACGCCGATGTAGGCGCAAACAAACATGGTCAGGGGTGCCAACACGAAATGCCAAGCCAAGGCAATGCCGCATGTCCAGCCCACGAAAGGACGCCACCCAGCGACAAAGATGCTGCGGTGCTGTGCTTCAGCCTTGTTGATTTCAAGCTGGCCTTTCGCCAACTCTTGGGCGTGGTTCTGTGCCATCGTGGCGACCTCATGCGCCAGCCGCGCCTTTTGGTCTTTATCCTCAATGAACTTGTCCAGCAAGCCAGTCACTGGCCCAATAAGTGCCTGTATCATTTTTTGTCTCCCATTTGCGTGAAGCCCATGTAGGCACCCACCACACCAGACAAGCTGATGTAGAGCAGTGGGCTGACCTCACTTAGTAGTTTGATGCGCGTGTCTGGTATGAACGGCATGAACAGCAGAATCGTGTAAACGCCCATGCCCATCAGTGCGAATCTGGCTAGCCGTAGCTGCGCCAAGTGCTTGCGGCTTTTATCTTCTGTCTCACGGATTTCACGGGCGCGTTCAATCTCTGCGTCCGTGACTACACCATCATTATCAAGATCGTAGCGCTCAAACTCGCTCGACCTCTCCAGCTTTTTCTGGGCCATTTAGTTCCGCAAAATGTTTGCTAGCATTTCGCGGCTAATCTCTGTGGTGTTGGCGCTGGCGGCTGGCACCGCCGCACGCATGGCGCGACCACCAAGGCCGATGGCCTCTCTGGCTATTGGCACCCCAGCTTGGGAATAGGCCAACGGTGAAAGCAGTGCGCCACCCAATGTGAAAGGATCAGCCTGTGTGAGTAAACCACCTGATGTGACCCCAGTTGCTATTCTGGCTGCTTGCAATCTTTGGGGTGTGCCACTGTTAGCTGTCCTTTGAGCAATCACATCTTGTGCTGCTTGTGCAAGCCGTTGCATCCGCGCTTCACCGGCAGCAAAGTTTGATTTGTTTTTGCCTTTGTCGCTGCGTTTTACAGCCTGCAACAAATCCCCCGGCGTGAAAGATTCATCAGCAACTGTCCGCACACCGGCCATTTCAACAATTTTGAAATTGCCATATGCCTTGTCGATGTTGTTCAACACTGGGGCAAGATCAGGATTTGTTTTCTGCAACTCCGCACTAAACACATTGCGTATGTCTATCAACGCATCTGCTTTTCTTGCGGCAAGTTCAGAGCCTTCGCGTTGTAATCTTTCAATGTCGCGGCGCAAAAAGGTTTGTGCTTTTTTTATTTCTTCACCCGTCATTACACCATTTTTGAATTTTTGAATGATGTAACGATTGACGCGGCCATTGATGTCTTTTGCAATGTCTTCAGACAAATCTTTCGTGATCGTGTCTAATTCGCTGGCTAATGGCAGCACGTTGTCAATTTTCATTTTGCCTAAAGTGCGCTGGTATTGGGTGCGGAGCAATCGATTGCCAAAACCGATTAGGGCGCGTCCTTCAAGGTCCTTTGGAATTTTGGCCACCAAAGGTGCCAAGGCTTCTGTGACAGCCGCACGATTGAAGCCCACCGTCGCACGATCAAACGCGCCTCTTATTGCGTCCCCAATCACCGGCACATTGTCAGCAATGCCTTCTTCCACTTTTTTTACGGCTGTGCCAAGCAAGCCAGAGCCACCAACAGCCTGCCCCGGCGTCACTGGAACGCCCTTTCGGATCAAGTCGCGTGCCGCGCCGGTGACTGCTGGTGCAACTTTATCAACCACAGGGCCAGCCACCGCGCTCATCACACCAGAAGCTGCGGCACTGGGCAGGCGCTCCGCTGGGTTGCCTTCAGCGGCACCAAATCCATACAAAGCGCCCTGCGCTCCGCTGGTGCCAGCCACTTGCGCTGTGCGTAATGTTTTTGGGCCAGCAAACCCAAAGCCAGCGGCGGTTGCTAATTGTTTGGCGCGGCCAGCGGTAGCGGCTTGGCCAAGACCCGGTATGAAATTTGCTGCAATAGTTGGCAGGACAGCCGCTGCTATCTCTGTGCTATATGCAGCAGCCGGGTTGCGATCTCTGAAACTGTCAATTTGGCCGCGAACATCTTTGACAACCTCTGTATATGTTTTGCCACTGTCAAAAGCGGCCCTAACAGCCGCCTCTATCTCATCAGCAAAACCAAACGACAAGCCTTGGAATGCTGCACGCCTGTAATCAGTGAACGCGCTGCCACTAGCATTGCCCATTGTTTCAGGCGCTGTATCCAACGCATTTGAAAGACGATCCCTTGCTTCTTGGCTCATTAAAATGTCCCCAGTCTTTCATCCATTAATTGCACTGTTTCATCAGACAAATTATTTAGACCACCAGCTATTTTCACCAACGCTTTCATCTCACTCAAAGAGTTGATTTCTGGGATGACCTGTTTGATGACAAACTCTTTGTCCCTGTTCACAAACTTACGTTGGTATTGAGTGAAGCTGTTGTACTCCTCACCATCTAATGAGCCTTTGCCGAGGTTCCCGTTGGCCTCAATGTACCTAAACGCCTCATTCTCTACCGCACGCGCTTTTGCCGCCGCTGCCCTTTGCGTCAGCAGAATCATTCTGTTTGCTTCTGGAGTGTTGCCGAAATTAGCAGTGGCCCGTTGCGCCACAGCCAATTCCTTTTCAGAGATTGCGCCCTTTAGAACCTTGGTCATTTCCAAGCTAAGTTTGTTGAATGCAGCACGCAAAGTTTGCTGGTCCGTTATTTTTTCAGCATCAATGCCCAACTCATCCAAATCAAACCCGAACAACCCACCTATACTTGCGAGTGTTTCCGTTAGGTTCAGTTTTAAGTCTGCACCGGGGCCAGTCAAAGCAGACAAATCCAAGCCTTCACTTTCAACCCGGTTGTAAAGGCTTAGAATTGAATTTATCGCGTCTTCATTTTCAGCGGACAAATTCGCTTTTTCAGTTAAAGTTTCAAGCTGTTTGACTTGAGCCTTGGCAATGCCTTTTGCAAATTCCGTTTCACCAGCCAAGGTGGGTGCATTTGTAACATTTACTGTTGGGGCAGCACCGCGTGGGCTTACAAGTCTGCCAGTGGTTTCATTAATCTGGAAATTCTGTGCCTCATCTGCGGTCAGGTCGTAAGATTCAATTTCAGCAGCAGTTAAAGGACGAAAACTGTCCAGTGGTTTGGCTGCTGCACGCGGCTGAACCAAGTTGCCGATGCTACTGGATGTTGCGCCAGTAATCGGATTGGTCTGTGTGGTTCTCACACCAGTAAAGTCGCCAAGAGTAGCCAATTCAGATGAGGTGGTTGGCGCAAACTGTGCTGCAAGCAGTGCCGTTTGAGCGGCTGCTGGGTTGGCAGCTACAGCGGCGCGAACATTCGGTGCAACATTCGGCCCCAACATACCCATAATCTGGTCTGTCATAGCGGTTTCACGCTCAACTTGTGCGTCACCAGCCTTGCGCTGTAGATACGCGCCGACCAGTGCGCTAGACAGCCTGCCAAGCCCTTGTAGGGGCGTTCTGACCGGCGCAGCGCTTGCACCCTGCTGCATTAGCGCTTGGCCAAGGATGCGGCGTGGATCGGACTGGAATGACTGGTTCAGTTGCTGGTAGCGCATTGATGGGCGTGCGTTGCCCAGCCCAAGCATTTGTCTAGGATTAAGTGCCATCAATCACCCCTATGAAAGCAAGTATGCTGAACCAAGATTGCCAGCCAGACCGAACAAGCCGCCAAGATTTGCTGAACGGCTTTGCATCGCCTGATTATAAGCGTTTTGCTGTGCAGCCATCTGTGCGCCAAACGCGCCCTGCGTATCAATGCCGCCAGGTGCAAAGAAACTGCCCTGCTGTATTTGTGGGCCACCCAACAGTGCTGCCAGTTCGTTAAAGTTCTGACCGCGCAGGGCTGTGCGCTCTGCAATCTGCCGCTGGCGTGCCTGATTGGCGATCTGATTGCTAAGTAGCTGGTCAGCCACTTGCTGCTGTCTGGCTGCATTTTGCAGTTGAACATTGGCCGCATCTTGGCCAAAAGCCTGACCCTGCGCCGCCAGTCCAAACTCACCAGTCGCTGCACGCTCACCAAATTGCTGCGCCCTGATGTTGCGTGCCTGATTAACCAGCCGGTCAGATTCCTGCCCTGCCGCCAGTGTCGCCTGCTGTGCCAGCCGTCCAAGCTGTTCACCTTGCTGTGTCTCCAAGCGGTTCACAGCATCGTTGTAGCCCTGTGAAGTGATTGGAATGCCGCGATCAGCCAGGTTCTGTTCAAGCGCTTCACGCTGCTGCGTAAACTCTGGCTGTAATAGGCCAAGCTGGCGGTTGTAGAGAGTTGTTTCAATCGTATTGCGAAACGCCTCTGGATCGGTTGTCAAAGCAGTCAAGTTGTCTGTGTTTATACTTGTAGGCAGCGCAGCGGTTATGGGGTTGCCGTCTGCATCTGTGCCAACATTAGCCGATATGCCTTGATTGAATGTCTGTAGATTCTGACCTTGAGCAAACGGGTCTGTTTCTTGTGCCGCTGATATATCCGATAAAGTGGGCGCGGTTCTGAACGGGTTCTGGAAATCAGGATCATCAGCAAAAATTGGCGATCCATCAGCGTTCTGACCAACCACTTGTCGGCCTGTGACACGGTTGAATGCCAGATTGCCAAGGCCCAGCCCAGTGCCTTCAGTCGCCGCACGCATCTGCGCCTGAAACGGCGTTTCTTGCGTGAATGCTGCCGCCTGCCCGTCTTCTGGCACTGCACCCTGAACGAACTGCCCACGATCTCCGACAGAACCAAACAAAAGGTTGCCATAGGGAGTAAACTGCGTGATGCGGTTTGCGTTTGCCTGGGCGTTTATCAGTTCGTTAGGATCAGGAACTGGAGGTGGTGCTGGTGATGACTTGCCCATTATTTTAGCCCTTTATCCATTTACATTCGTCCTTCAACATTCCCCACAGGATGCCATCATCTGCGCCATGCAAATGCCGCAGCCTGCCCTCTTGTGTGAAGCCTAGCTGCCTATTCATTTTCATTGCCTTGTCGTTGGCCTCACTGCACTGCACCAGTAGCCGGTGCGCCCCGACTTGCTTGAACGGATACGCAAACAGCGTGTGCAGGACAGATCGGGACGCCCAGCGCCGGGAGGAAGCAGCCAGAGACGCCTCGATCTGCCCTTCTCTCAAGTCATGGTAAATCGCGGCGCAGATGATCTGGTCATCACGCTGCACACCTATGGCCACGCTTGGCCCAAACTGATCAATGCCAATGCGCTTTGCCGCCCACGATTTTAGATAATCGTCTGCACCAAAAATGATGCGGTTCACTTCTGGCTGTCCTTGATCGCTTTCAATGCATCATAGATGTTTGGTGGTGGCGGCTGATCAATTTCCCACTGGCACAAATACTCGCGTGGCTTGTATTCACGCGGGAACTCTAGCGAGAAACTAAGAATTTCTTGTGTATTATGAGCGCCCCTGTAGACGCAAAACTCAGTTTTTTTGTCTACCTTCACGCATTTGATCAGACGGCATACGGTCAGATCGTTCTGTGCTTGTGCAAACGCGCCTCT